CTCGCCAACTCGGTACTGTTATTTTTTACCTACAGTAAGGTACTAAGGGTGTTCATCACGGTCTAAAATATTGTGATAAACGGGTTGTTGTTTGTTAGGTGTTATATCTAAAAATGACGAATAACAATCCTAAGCGGTAAATGGATCTGTATACTTCACCACAGGAGGCAAACCTGTGAAGAAATACAACTGAAAATCCTCACCTGCGGATACGAACTCTCTTGCTACAGAGTTTGTCGCTGATTCATTAACGCGCATATAAGTAACTTTACCTGGTTCTTCTGGGTTATCTGGGAACCTCTCATCATAATCTTGAGCAGAGGTTGGCTTGAAACGCATTCGAGAATAAAATGGAAATTCCGCCTCCACTGCTGGAGTCTGATTGGAATATTGCATCTCTCGAGGCGTATTTGATAAGATATCAAGATTTCTAACTAAGGATCTTGATTCTATCAAACCATCACCACTAGAATTACCTGGACCAAAATTATGTGTGATCGTGTAGGCAGTTAAGTTATATGCTTTATCGCTTTTGGAGAAAGCGTATGCAACGTCTACGCCTTTAGTGGGCGTGTACATCTTATACCGTATACCTCCACGGAAGCCTGCATAAGCATATCTTCCGAGCGTTAAGAAACTATTGCGATTGTACTCGAAGCCATTGGCCCAGCCTGGGTTTGAATAATACCCTCGTGCTCTAGGCATCAATACTTCATCTACGTACAATGTGAAACCTGAAGCAACGGGCACGGGCCAAATTCTAAGTAAATTGGGCCTCTTCATAAAAGCGCGCATTGTTCGTATATCCTCACCACCATAAACTAGCATTTCCATATTTTCTGGTGCTATGGTCCCTGCTGTAAAATCGATCTGCTCATTCGTCGGATCGTGATCTACTTTTGCTGCATCGGCTTCAACTTGCTCAGCCTGCGCATCCAAAGCTGGCACGTTGGCCAGATTGGGTAAGAGTCCGACACTTAATGCATCGAAACCTACTTGATCATATGTAGCAATGGGACCGGCAATCTTAAAACCAGGCTTCCAGGAGACATAGAAATTAATCTCAACTGGAGCTGTGGAAGCGCCTGGAGCTGTTAATTCGTTTAAAACGAAAACTGCAACTGCTCCGTTGTCTGCACCAGATGTAGCTGATGCTTGAGTGGTTCCTGGTGTGTTATCCAAAGGGTAGTCAATAGCTCGATGGCCAAAAGCCGATGGCTGCGACCACGGTATCTCAATGGTAACATCTTTTTCAGCTGCAATATCTAATATGTAAGAATAGGCAACATTAGTTTCTGGAGTAATAGCTCCTGGACTAGTTGCTGCCGGGTCGTACATTATCAGTAGTCTGCCTTTGTGAAAGTTGCTACACGCTACTTCGACTCGCAAAACCATATCACCTTGCCAATACTTAGCCTCAAGTACTGGTAGGGCATACGACGGGAGGACATTATTTAGGGCTGTTGAATTAACAACATAGTGATAGGGCCAAACTAAAAGGCCTTCAACTATAGTCCCTGACTGTTGGGATGTCGTCCAGTTAATTGATCGAATATAGTTTTGTCGTGTCACCAGAGAATCAATAGTAAGAGGGTCTTCAGGCCCCAAACCAGAAATTCTCGGATCAATCGACAATTCTTGTTTCGAATCAAGTGACAATTTCGTCGTTTTATCCATCACATCATAATGCGATAGATTGAAACAGGGTTTTGGTGTGTAACGCACTGGTGAAGATATATCTGGTGGTCTAGAATATCCGAATACTTTTGCTATTTCAGCAGACACTCCTAAAATTGATGAGGCTGCCATTGCAAATGGTTTGTATGAAGGCATATAGCCCGCAGCACTTCTTGCAATGTTAGACAGAGCAGTAAGTGGGCGTGATATAATACCTCCCTCATTGTATTCAGATTGTGCGATTAGCGCTGTTGTGTCACGTGTTGTTGGACATGATAACTGTACATCTGACATCCAAGCGAAACACGATATTCTGACCGGTGTTGTAGATCCATTAGCATTCCTTAGTTGATTTATAGTTTCTATATAAATCTTTCCCATATTTTCCCATTCAGCTTGTGGTATCCAAAGACTATCACGATACCAAAAGAAGGGTAAATCTAATTGACCACCTGTTGATGTACAGGGGTCTAAGAATACATGGGGCCTCTGTGTTGCTAAACAAATATCACCAAGATCTCCAATTGTATGTGGGAGTTCTAGGTCGTTAAGTTGCGCTAGAGGTAAATAGGATGCTATTATCTTACCATAATAAAAGCCATTTCCGTTGATCATGAATTTGACATGTAATTTTCCACGTAAGTTGTTGAAATTATTAATCCTGTTAATTACACGCTTATTCTCTAAAAATTCTTTCCAAGGATTGAAATTCACTGCAATTTTTGTACCAGGTGTTATCAATGTTTGGTAGATTTCTATAGGGCGCGACATAAAGTCGTGCAAAGAATCATCGGAATTGGATGCTTTATATCTAGTAGGATCATCACCTGCTGAGATTGTATTCACCATGGAGGACGCTACCTCCGAAAACGTCACTAAATTAGATGACGTTTGTCCCGCTGTTGAAGCTGCCGTTTGGTCGACAACTTGTGATTGTGCAAATAAATTAACCACTGTCCGGTTCGCGGGTGGACCGAACGAAAGGTTTTCTATGCATGCTATAAATGAATTTGTTATGAATTGTAAATATTTATAAATGTCTATACTCTATGAATGAATCAGGTACACTTAGTATAATTAGTGCCCCAATTGTAGCACTGTTTGGTCAGCTTCACCTCCACTAAAAAGTGGTGTGGAGTCAGGCTCCACTGCTTGACCGATGCATGCGTCCGACAATTCGCGCAGTTCTCTCACGAGATTGTCGTCGTAAACCTTTACATCGCCACCATCTTCAACTTTATATCCAGGTGGCTCCGGATAGATCACTAAGGGGTATCGCCCTGTTCTATATTTTTCTATCCATCTCCTCTTAAAGAAATCATAATCTTTATCCCAATACACTGAAAACTGTTCTAGGGAATGATCTTGTACGATTTTTCGCAATTTCGGAATCACAGCTTCAAATTTTTCTCGGCCGTGCTGAAAATATGCGGATATCGCATTATCGATATTAGTAGCTGCTGATTGTTCTGGAGTAAATTCTGTATCACAGACAAACTGCAAACTCTTAAAAATTGATTTCTCATCAAGGGGTGCTAAGTACGCATTAAGTTCTTTATCTTTAAACACATCTCTCTTTAAAAACTGGAGATCGCTTATCGAAATGAAAGGAACTGACTCTTGGTCTTTTATGGCCATAGTATATACAACGTCAAACTCCTTAAAGAACTTAGCTATAGCTGTGTGATTGTACCACTCAAAATTTTTACGGACTGACATAAAATTGTCATCTCCATAAGTACTGAGTGCGGAAACATTGTGGTACAAGGGTATGTGTTTCAGTTTCCGCTGCATGGCCAATGCGTAGTAAGCCATGCGTAAATAAATTGCGTTATCCTCGCAATTTGTTATTGTTGTGAGGGAGTGTCCCGATGGAGTTGTATTTAATAATTTGAACAAGTCTCCATTCATATAAATTACTGGGAACATCACCTCACTCGCTAGAGTGTTCATTACCTCTAGTGTCTCTTGATCAAAGTCTGCTAACTTAGCCAACTCTATTAGAATCCACATTGACGCCATCGTGACTTGTGAACTCATGCGTTGGTCATAGTTTTTATAATCACCAGCAATGATCCTGTCCTCTCCATACTTACAAGTTGCTTTAATTAGTGCTTCCCACTCGTGGCTTTCTGCATTTACTCCTATAGCAGTCTCGTATAAAGCTGGGTTGGTCAGAAGAGATGCTAAGATTGGTCCATAAAACATTCGCAATCCTAGCGTTAAATTGAGGTTTGAACATTGAAAAGTGCGCGTAACTTTTTTTGTTAATTTGACAGCCTCATCCTTTAGGGATTGACTGAACACTTCATAAGTACGCACACCCATCTTCCATTGCTCCAAACTAAGCTCGTATGATTGTATTTGTTTTTCGGTTAAGTACATTTTATCATCAACAATCTCACAAAGCTTATTCTTCGGTTTGAAGTATGGGTATCCAGCAGAGGTCTTCCGGTTCATAGGCTCTAAGCCACGCACACCCGGAACACCGTTGACACATTCTTCCAGTGTCAGGGGCTTTATCCTGCCCCTATTTTGCACCTCGAACGTTGGTCCAACCTTTTTCATATAATCTTCGGCTGCTAGCTCCACAAATTTTTGTGGAAAACCTGCGTTCGTTTTTGTCGTGTTTTCAATACACGCATGATGATGTTGCCAAGTTGGCACATCTGGCGGTGGTTTGGCGCATAAACCAACGTCAAATTCTGTGCAAACAGAATCACATATGATAGTCTTTTTAACTTTAGACTTAAATCGTGGTACTCTAGTTTCAACGGTACCATAGTATTCAAATGTGGTGTTCGCACCCAAGAAGTTTAATGGTGACTTCTCGGAGGGTGTAGGTTTAAGATCGAAGGAGTAACCGTCTCTGTTTGGGGAAAACTCGGAACTCTCTGCGATTAGTAGTTTGCCAGGTTTGTTTTTAAAAAACTCACAAGCCTGGTTGAAATCTTCTTTGAGGAATGATACTGAGCCTACTCTCGTATCTTTCCCTGCTACGTGTATACTGTGTATAAAAGGTTGTTTCGAATGAGCGATATACAGTTGCCCACACAATCCTTTCTCTGTTAATCTGGTATAATCACCTAAATACCCCTTGATTAACTTTTTCTCTTCACTTCCGTATTGGGAAGTAAAATCATCTGGTTTCAGGCGAACATTGTGCGTGTTGCCTTCTACTTCACCAGTGTTTAATCGCCTAAACACAGTTTTACACACATGGTCGGCGACTTGGGTGCATTCGGGGAAAAATCTTAATAATACTTTTCGATCCCCTACTTGTGCTATATGTTGCACACTCAAGTCTTTCTCAGTCATATTGTACCCATCTTGGCGATGTACATACGCTGAGATACAATTCCCTGCTGCCACACTTTTCCCAACATGTAAAGTAATTTTCACATACTCGTCAGGTAAAATGTGGTACGGGAATATAACCATACCATGACCAATCATAATGGCGTTACAGCGAGATGAACTAAGTCCATCTTTACTATAAATTGTTGCCACACATTGGTTTTTAGCAACGACGGACATTAACTGATCCGTCGTATATTTGGTCGTGGTGACGCCTTCACCATTGACCGCTTCCACCTGAGCCCATACAGGTTTAACATTTGCGAACGAATACGTCGCGCCTTCAGCTTCACAAGCTTCGGGTTGTTTCTGTTCCTGTTTTGGCTCTTTCCCCGGGAGCACCTTCTTCGGTGACGAGACTGCATTAAAAATTTTGCAGCCAATAAAAGCTCCTGCCAGCGCTAAGCCAGCATATTTCAACAGCTTCAATTTGTCACGTTGCTCCGACGTAAGCCTACTATATACATATCTCTTCAATATGCTATCACCTCGTTCTGCATTATGTCTGCTTCGAATATAAAAATATTTCTCAGCAATATAATAAATGTAAAAAATAACGATAGAATTAAAAAACAAAATTTTCCATCGGTTATTTCCAAAAATACACCAATATAAAATTGACAGAACTTGCAGTGCGAACAAAGTTGTAACGCACATGTGATCTAATTGCATTTGTTGTGAAGTTAATGCACATATGTAGACTACGTTTGGGTTGAAATTTTTGTACACATCCGGTAACATATTAATGTACCAGGGTACTCGGATGCTATTTTCCTGGTAGAACCCAAAACTCCAGAAGCATGCCGATTGATACTTGAACCATTGCTGCCAAGTATCGCCCGATCCACGTCGAATAGTTTCATCAAGAGATTCAAAATACGTCTTCTCTTGAGAAACATCGAACTCGATGTGGATATCTGTGGGATTAACAAACAAGTCTTTGCTAAACCCGCTACACCTAGACTTGAAACGCTGCCACGGCGTCCTTAAGTCCAAGACATCTTCCGTTCTCTCACTATAATCTGAGTAAACGCTTGTGGAAGTGTCTCTAGTCGAGAACTTGAAATTTTCTTTTTGCTCGACTTCAACCTTTTTCCAGACATTTTCGTCCCGATCAGGATATATGTAACTAAAATCACCATACATATCCATTAATTGTTCTGCGGGATTTAACAATTCGTCTGGGCCATCTCTTATAGTAGCAACGAGATGGTCTGCTACCTGTTGTATCCATTCCAGGCAACCATATTCGGAATAAGTGTCAGATAGGAATTGTTCTATCTCACTCCGAGATGGGTTTTCCCCTGCCTCACACTGCTTATAAACTGCATTTGCAATGTGAGCTGGGATGATTATAGCCTCAGCATTTAAATCATCCGGTTTTTGGATTTCAGACTTATCTCCAGATAAAAATTCATCTATCTTTCGCTGGGTCTGCCTCAACGTTAATGGTTGAGGAACATCCTGGGGTGGAAGCTTAGATGTGTCATCCTTTAAAAAAGTGGATAACAAGTCTTGGTTCTCCGACAATGACAGTTGCGGAGAAACGTGATCTGGAAGGAGCTTCCGGGCGGCGGCTAAATTATCGCGCCGCTTTACTCTTACTTGGGTAGGGAGCATAGTGCGGTTGGTTTTCATGCAATAATCAACAACGGATTGATTATATTTGCACGACCGACATATACGCTCAGGGATTCCACACTTACATAGTCTCATGGGTTTGGCTGTGTTCTTTCGAGCCAAATATTCTTTCTGTGCGTCGTCCCATCGATTCCATTCGCGTTGATAAATACGCATGAAATCTTCAATATCGATTCCCACTGCAGGGAATCCTTCGTCGGTATAATGGGGTAACCAACGCGTCCTACCGTCAGGGCCTTGTACGACGTACTCAACATCGAACCTCCAGTAATTCTCTGAACCATCTGTCTTATCAGAATCTAAACCATTAGAGTTATCAATTCTGAATCTCTTCTTAACAGAGACAGTTACAACGAATCCTAGACGTCGGTGGAATGCAAACTCATCAGTACAAAACTCACCTGCCCAAGCATCTTTTTTATTTACCGTAATCACTACTATTTCATACTGGTAAATACAGGCGCCCTTACTATCAACATCGGGTTTTAAAATAGTTGATGGTATAGGGTTACATGTCTTGATGACCCAATTGAAAGGCAAGTTGTTTAAACTGCACTTTTCTGGGCGCTTACTCATGAAATCATCTCCTAAAGCCATTAAATGGAATGGAAATTCATTCGACCCAAAAGGATCATCAAGATTCACGGCTACAAAAAATTCTCGCCATGACATGTCTGGGTACCAATTTTCTTTTACTTGCTTCCAAGTAAAGAAAAGCTCCATCATCATATCGGTGATGCTGGACTTCCCAACGCCTGGATTGCCATAAATGGTAACACCAAAAGGAGTATATTTCAATTTGGATGCCCGATAAATGGCAATACATTTTGTGTGTACTTTCATTAAGGCTTCGTAACACACTAATAAGCCGGCTCGTGTATATTTATCTTTTTCGATACCTAAAAGGTATTTCGATTCTTTTATCAATTGGTCTACACGGAGCATAAAACCATGACGCGTTTGGCCCGCTTTATCCAAACAGCCAAGTTCGAAGAGAGCTAATTGACTTTTAATCTCTCGTACTTCTAATTCGAACGCGTCGAGGCGGTCCATTTCTTTTCGCGGGAACATTGTTCCCTGCGACATACATGCAAAGCCATAGTCCGCAAAGCTTTGCAATACTTCTGCGAGGGTGCTTAAAAAATTTGCACCCGATGCGTATTTATCTGGGCGGAGAGAAAACATCTTAACACCGGCAACATTAAAATCGCCAGACATGGATGTCATCAATCCAATACCCATAGCAGCGCGGAGGAATCTTATAATTTTTCCTCCAACACTGTCTTCGCCGAGAAATCTCTCAGGCTGTCGCAACGCATCAATAAAGGCGTCGAGGCTTACTTTCTCGAACGCCTGGGCATGCAAGCCAGAAACTTTACGGAGTTTCATCATGCCTGCAAGTGTGATATCCTCGGGGAGACCACTGTGTGCGAGGTTGTAGTCCTCGTCACTATATTCGTCTTCGCTGTCAATACTGCCGCTAAAACTAGATTCTTCATCACTAGAACGTGAATCATTAATCTGGTCATAGTAGGTACAGATATCCTCGATTGACACATTAATCGTCTCTAAAAACGACATTACTCGGTTGTCATCCAAAATATCTGGAAACAGATAAATCTTTGCGAAGGCGACAATGGGAGCTATTACTTTCGCTCGACCAATGCCAAAATGACTACATATCAAATAAATTGATGAGAGAACTCCCATGTAGCCTTGGGAAGAGTGCAGATTTGTGACACAGATAAAAACGTCTATTATTTGCTGCACTATCGTCGCGAGGGTCACATCAGACCCAACCATGTCCCTAACTTCTCTCAGGAGTTTGAGGACAGGTTCATCAAAAAGGCCTTGGGCTTCCAATGCTGGAAGGCCATCGACCTTAGTATCGAGAGTTACTCTAAACTTGTGTAGTTCGCTAAAAATATCGAACGCACCATCTCTCTCGCTTTGCGGCATTGCCGCTGGAACACTCTCGCTGGTGTCCCTCGCACAGGTTGGACTCTTTACCTTTGCATACTCTCTTTCGTTGCAATTCATGATAATTATCACGTCCTGTGCGGACAAGGGTTGAGAGATTTAGAAACTTTTCTCTCGATAAGAATCGGAATAATCTCCAATAAAACTCCAAACGGATGTCGTCGGTAAGAAACCGTAAGATTCAGAAAGGTAGGCTTGTCCGGCCTCCGTATCCTAGTCGATACAGTAAAGAACCAATAGTTTTGCTGTAGGTCTAAGCCCACTCTTACAAACATTCGAGCTCACGTTACGTCGGATTAGACATAGCCATGAATTCACTCTCCTCAACGTTGTAGCTGTCGTGGCCCACTTTCGGGCGCGTTTCAGCAGTCGCGAATTTGAGTTTCAACACGTACATATGTCGACTACGCACATCCTAGCCTTAAATCTTTGACTATTCTTCTTCTTATCAGAAAGGGCGGTCAGAGTTGACTCAGAATTGTATCTCTCAGATCTAATTCTGTATAAAAACTCCTAATGCCATGTTGGTTGACGTGACCAACTTCCCCGCCGGGAATAGTGTGCAAAAGCACAAACAACAAACAATACAATAATAAAAAGTTTGTTGACGTTGTATGCTTGTCTTATTCAACGTATGATTTGTAGATTAGAAAAATATTAAAAAAGTCTCTACGTTTCATAAATATTGCTAAATAAGACACTCACCATCGATTTTTTGCACCCCAATTGCAGGGGCATTCACTATTCTGTTGTGATAAACAAATATATATACTAATATGTGTTGTTAATCCTTGCAGTGTAGTATTAATAATTTATATAATAACCTTCAAACACCTTAATGTTAGAAAGCCTCTTCTATGGAGAAATATCGTAGCTCCAATAAAAGTGACAAGCTAGTCCACTAAGGTAAATTATCAGCTGTTAGTACAGAAACTACAATACAGTACTCCTACAAGGATTTTGAATCCTTG